TGTGCCATAAGAATCTGATCTCTAGCAGCACGACTAAAATCAATTTTAGCACCTGATTCTTCTAACAGTTGTGCAGCAATAGCAGCAGCACGAGTCTTGTCCTGCATTTCGCCTAGGTTTTGAATCATCTGCGTGAATAGGTCTTGTTCACTGAGTGTTGTTAATTCTTCAAGACTGATTCCTGCCTGCTGAAAAGCAAATCTCAATTCACGGCTACTGGTCAGTGCTTGACCAATTTTTAAAGTAAATTTACTAACAGCATCAGCAGCCTGCTCCTGTGTGAGCCCCATGGTCTGTAAGCTGCGGCTAAAACTTAATATGGTATCTACTGCAATGCCAGTTCTATCTGAAAGATCTACTATGCTACGGCTTAACTGCAATGCACTGCCAATGAATGCACCTAGACCAATGGTAGCCAATGTGGTTCTAAATTTAATAAATATATCATCAGTGTCGCGTGTGGCAGTCTGCAGTCTGCGCATACTGCGTTCAGCATTTTGGGTATCTACTTCAATTGCATAGCGATCTATTGTGGTAGCCATTACTTCAATGCCTTTCTAGTTATTTTTCTGATATATTCAATAGTGGGTTCACTCATACCTCGAGGAGCCTGTGCACTGCTGCCCTGATTCAACCGTTGCGCATAGGGATAATCTGCTTGAATAGTCTTGCGACTTAGCCTAGTTTTTCGTTGTGCATTACCAGTGCGTTTAGGTGTAATCTTACGAAAATAGTCGTAGGCTTGATCAGCAACAGTTTGGATTTCTTGAATTTTCATTGAAAGATCACCTGCAATGTTGTTTTTAACTTTTTTCACTGTCATTGCTTTGTTCCTGTCGTTGGCGAAACTTAGTCATAATATCTTCAAGTTCTTGGCGTGAATATGTTTTATTTTGCGGAGCGCGACCTTCAGCACGATTCTGTTGTTCAACTTCCCACTTAATGGCTGTGTCACAGACCACAAAGTCAAAGCTAGTACCTGATTGCATTAGTTCAGTTGGCAATCGACCATAGCGTTGACAGATGCGATCTATGCTTAGTATCATGATTAAGTTAGGATCTCTTTCGTCCCAGGTGCGCTCACTGATTTTCCCAGGCTTTCTACCACCGCAGTAATAGCAGGAAATAATAAATCTCCAGGCAGTGTTTGACCTTCTGGGATAGCAGGCTGACCTGTGTCATCACGAATTAATGCCACTGCTAGATGTGCAATGTCGCCAAAATTATCTTGATTAACACTGGCTAATTTACTAAATGTTTCAATATCTATACGATCATAGATCCAAAATTCAACGGGCTCCCCATATTTTTCTAGAATTTTCTCGTCATCTAGTTGAATCTTTACCAGTTGTGGTTTTGCGGCTAATTGATGTAACTTCATGTCTATTCTCCCTGAGTCTCTCTATCAATCAATTCATTTATCAGCACTGTTGAGAACTGCAATCTTCCCAGAGCTTTTTGTATATCTCTTTGTGCACAACGAATTTCATTGTTGGCCTTGGCAGTTTCTGCTATTAGGCTTCGCAGTAATTCGGCACGACTTTTTGTATCTAATATTTCCATGTATCTCACCTCATGTATATTTATAGCAAATAAAAACAGGGCTCTAAGAGCCCTGTTTTTTTGACTGAAATTACTGTTATTTGGTAATATCAGGTGCTGTGGTTGATACTAGGTATTCACCGTCAACTGTGATAGTGATTGGTGTGACCCAGACTGGAGCATCAGCTGAAACAGTTGGTGCTAGACCAGTGATATAACCTACACCACTGATATAACGACCAGTTTCTGCACTAGCTCCGTCAGAATCAGGAGCAAAGCGAATACTAAAGTCAATACGGACCTTGTTTACGCTGAGACCCATGACACCAAGGTCACTGACTGTAGCAGCATTAACAGTACCATTACCCCAGGCAGCAACATTACCAAAGAATACATCTTCATCAACAACCAAATTCATTGATAGTGAATTAGTTGAAGTAGTTGCCACTTGCTTTTTAGCAGTTTCATCTAGTTGTGTCCATGTGAAAACATCATTGGCATTGTTTACGGTGATGTCTTGTAGGCCAGGTACTGCTAGGTTACCTGTATAGACATTACCAGTAGCATGACCCAACATTAGAGTCACTTCCTGTGTTGCAACACCTGGACTTGGATTAATATAAGCCATAATCTTATTTCCTTAAGAAAGTTTTAGTCTTTGAAAACTAAAGGTAAACTCTGCAATGATACTATCACTATCCATAGTTTCTGTTATGGTAACAGTGCGCAATTGACGACCAAGATATCCTGGAGAGGTTTTGGCAGCCTGCACTTGGGTGATCATATCTGCATAGTTTGAGGGCTGATTTTTTGCATCAACACTGACATAAACAGTGACAGTTTCTGTTTCTGTAACAATACTAGTACCGTTTAGTGTGTCGTACAAAGGTTCCTGAGTGATTTCGGGTCTACTGACATAAAATCTACGGAAGTTTTTTTGATATAAAGGTTCGCCATCTTTGAGAAACGGCAGTTCCTCAGAGACCTGAAAGTTTCTGATCTTAAGACTAGACAAATAATCTAGTATTTGAGATCTCATCTCACACGCCTCAATGGCAACCAACTGGGTTGTGTTTCTTTTAAACTTACTGTGCCTGAATCGTCATAATCATACCAATCTGCAGCAGTGATTAACTGTTCCCAAAGGTCAGTGAACTTGCTGCGATAAAAAGCAATTTTCTGTACTTCTGCTGCATCTTGATTGCCAAAATCCGCTACACGAGGTAGTATGAATTCTGCCAAACTAAAATACACACAAAGATCAGTAAAATCACTTTGGCGATTGATGATTTTTTCTGCTGCAACCTCAGGCAATGCTCGGGGATTCTGACTGCTGTCTTGCGACATAACAGTTTCTCTCCACCAATCACTGCTTCTAAAACGAAACAACAGCCGTTGAGTTGATCTAATTAATATATCTTCAACCACCGAGTCAGTTAGGCCTTCATTTTCCTCAAATAAACGCTGATCCATATCAACAACATCTTGATATTCAGCAAAACTTAGTACTTGATTACCCGATCTAATGAAGGCCATCCCAGTCTCCTTAGGCTACCAAGTCAACATTCATGATCACGCCATGTGATGCTTGTAGAACACTAGCACCAGCAACAGCCTTGACCACTACATCAGTTGCACGAGCAGCAGCTCTGCGTTCAGTTTCCATTTCTAGTGTACCACGCATGGCGTGACCAATAGCTGATGGGCTGAACACAGCACAGGTTGCAACACCAGTACCTGAAACATATGGTACTAGAGCTGATTCAAAAATCTGGCAACCAGCGATTTGGCCGATAAAGAAGTTCTGAAGAATTGAATCAGCGAACTGGCCTGATGCTGTGTATGAACTTGAATCAACCAATGCTTTCTTAACAGCGTTAGCAGCCAATGGGTGCAGTACGCAGTAGAAAGGACCAGTTAGTTTATTGGCACGCAAAGTAGCAACACGGTCCATGATATCATCAACAGTAAATGATGCTACTGCGATAGCTGTAGTTGAACCACTTAGACTTGAGAAAATGGTAAATGCCTGTGTGTCCATTGATTCAGCAATAGCACGACCGCTTTGGTCACCCAACTGTGCCATAACATCGCTCATTGCTGAGTCACGCAACATATCAGTAACTTGGTGATAAACAACATGCTCACCTAAGGTAATGGTTGCTGATGTGGTGTTGGTGTCTTTGGCAGTGGCAGCTGATTCATCAGTGATCAACTCTGCAGCGATTGAGCTCCATACTGGAACTTGTAATACTTTACCTGAATTTACAGGTGCGTCAAACACAGTGACCAATTGACGAGCCACTGAGGTTTCGTAAGCAGCAAATTGTGCTTGTGTTACTAGGTTAGCAAATAATTCGCTATTGATTGAACTTGTATTAGCCATGATAAGGCCTCCTTGAAGTTAGTTATGGACGCTGTTTGCGAAGTTCAGCGTAGAGTTTCCTATGTTCAGGATTTTTCATATCTAGCTTTGTGGGATCAATTTTTGAGCTGTCAGCACGAATACTGTGGCTGCCTGTACTGGTTGACACTGTGGGCTGCACAAAGTGTGGGTTTGCATCTAAAAATTCTTTGACTAAATCACGAACTTCTATAGCTCGGCCAGAATCGTTATAACGAGTCTGTCCTTTGAGATCCACTACTTCTACTTCACCATCAGGATTTAACCTAACTTGATTTCTCAGCAGACTGCGAACTTGGTCAGGATTTACACTGCGAAATTCACTGGCATGATTAATCAATGGCTGCTCCAATTTAAACTGCTCAATAACACGATCTCGACGAGATATTTCTTCATCCTTTTTGGCAGCCAATTCCTGCAACACTTTTTCAAACTCTCCGCGTTTGGTAGCTTCTTCTATTCGCTTAGATTCCGCTGAACGCTTGAGTTCACGAAGTTCATCTAAATCGCCTAGGTCCTGAAGTTGTCTTTCAAACTTTTTGGTAATGCTGGCTTTTAACCCAGCCATGTGACGATCAAATTCTTCCTGTGTATAAGTCTTTGCTGCTGATGCCTGATTTTCTGTTTGAGGATCAGTGGCCTCAATGTTAGTATCCAATGATTGTTCGCTCATTGTCAGCGTGCCTCCTTAGTGAGTAATCGTTTATTTACCTATTCTTGATAATTCAGCTGCG